CAGCAGAGACAAAGTTAATAAGTTTAGTTTAGATAAATTTGTTAGCGGCGGATATATTCTTGGCGGGGATGGATATTTATAATGGCTTATTATGATGACAAAAGTCCTTACAAAGACACTAAAGAAGTTAACGGACAATTTTTAGGTATTTTAAATATACGTCCTGTTCCTTCTGAGAATGACGATATTGTTTATACTATTGAACCGCAATACACATATAGACCAGACCTATTAGCATATGACTTATATGGCGATCGTCGGTATTGGTGGGTATTTGCACAACGGAATATGAATATTCTTAAAGACCCAGTTTACGATTTTACAGCAGGCACACAAATTTATTTGCCTAAAGAAAGAAATATTACAGCAAAGCTAGGAGGTTAGTTTGCCAGAACCACAAAATCTACCAGCTAGACTTGCACAAAAGGGGATTGACTCTAATTCCGATTCTGAACAGTTTGGTAACGATCTATCAAATGCACTTAACAAGCCTCTTGTTACTTCACCTAACATTTCACTAGATCCGTTAGGCGCAGCTCTTGCAGGTCCTGTTGCAGATGTAAGCGGTGCAGTTAATGATTTAAGTGCAGCTCTTAATAATCCAGCAGAAGCAATTGGTAATGCTATTGGCGGTGCGTTCGGTGGATTAATTAGTGGAATTTTTGGAGGAGCTCCTTCAGGCCCGCAAAAAAATCCGTTAACTAAATTTGCAAGTTACAATAATATTTTTACATTTGGAGCAATTTCTAAATCTTCATTTAATAGTCCTGATACAACATATAGAAGAAACGGCCCTGACGTTATAATTTTAGAGTCAGGCGGTAGCGGCAATAGACAAGTAAGAACACAATTAGAAAAAGCAGCAGGAATTACAGGTGAATATTTTATTGATGATGTTGAAATAAAATGTTTAGTTTCACCAACTAGTAGAACAAAACAAACTAACGCAACAAATATAACATTTAGAGTAATGGAACCCTATAGTATGGGGTTATTCCTACAAACTTTACATATTGCAGCGGCCCAAGCAGGTTACACTAACTATTTAGATGCTGTATTTTTACTACAAGTAGATTTTATTGGCTATGATGACAATGGAAGATCTTTTAAAGATTCAAGATCTAAAAGAATGTTTCCATTAAAATTATCAAATGTAACATTTGATGTTAACGAAGGCGGAAGTAATTATGAAGTTACAGCAATTCCATATCACGAAATAGCACTATCAGACGAAATACAACAAACACAAGTTGCAGTTGACATTAAGGGTGCTACTATTGTAGACTTCCTACAAACAGGACCTGAAAGTTTATCAACTATTTTAAATACTAGAGAGCAAGAACAAGTAAAAGCAGGAAACAAAAAAGTTGCAGACGAATATATTGTTATGTTTCCTAATGAAATTTCTAGTGCAGGCGCATCTGGAGTTGGCAAAACAGAAAGTACTGCCGGCGCAACTACACAAAGTGGTGCTGGAGAAGCTGGTGCTACACCAAGTGACGATAAGAAACAAGAACTATTTGAACAATTATCAGGCATCGAAGGCGGAGAAGTGCCTGCAGATTTTGATGCTGAAATAAGTAAAATCTTAGGTATTGTTGTTAAACGTAGTCAAATTGGCGAGTCAATTAGAGAAGCCGCTGAAAAAGAAGAAAATATTAATAGTATAGGTAAAAGTAAAATTGCAAAAAGTTTCCTTGATGAAGGAAAACAATATTTTGGAAAACCTGCATTTACTGAAGATAAAGAAAAAGCACCAGGCGTTTTTCAGCGAGGTAATATTAAAGTAAGTGACGAAGGTAGAAGAATTAATTTTGCTTCAGGAACAAAAATACAAAGTGTAATTGAAGAAGTAATATTGCTTTCAGAATATGCAAGAACATTTGTAACAGAACAGCCAGATACAAATGGTATGAAAACTTGGTTTAGAATAGAAACAGATGTATTTTTAATTGACGGAAATGACAACGTAGCACAAACCGGTGAAGGCGCAAAAGTATATGTATATAAAGTTATACCTTATAAAGTACACGTTGGAAAAATTACATCGCCTTCAGTTGCGCCTCCAGGGTATGTAAACTTAAGAAAACAAGCAGTTAAACAATACGATTATATGTACACAGGACAAAACGACGATATTATTAATTTTGATATTGATATTAATGTTGCATTTTTCCAAGCATTATCAGGTGATATGGGGCAATTAGGAAAAACACAAAAAACACAAGGCTCTAATTCATTAACAGCGGCTCTAGAATCACCAGTACACGGTGTTGGCGATGGTGACGGCAAAAACTCATCAAGTGCAGGTTTATCAACAGCAAAGGCTGTGCCAAAAACTAACACTGGCGAAAGCGGATCTGGTGTCCAAGCACATCCAGAGAATCAGATAGCTAGATCATTTAACGATGCTATTGTAAATAGTGAAGTAGACTTAGTAACCATTGAGTTTGAAATTTGGGGCGATCCTTACTATATTGCTGATAGTGGTATGGGCAATTATGGTGCTAGAGGAACCGGAGGAATTAACATTACATCAGACGGAACTATGGATTACCAATCTAGCGAAGTAGATATTATTGTAAACTTTAGAACTCCTGTTGACACAAGAGATCCAGGATTTATGAAATTTCCTGCAGGCGGTTCTAAAGCAGTAGGTGCATTTAGTGGATTGTATCAAGTAACAGAAGTTACTAACTCTTGGAGTAATAATACTTTTTCTCAAAAACTTAAAACTATTCGAAGACGCAATCAACCTGAAGATACAGGAATTGTGCCTCTTGATATTGCAATTGAATCAGTTATTGAAAAAGGTATAGACGCAATTATTTCTCCGTTAGCAAGTGCGCCAGCGGCAGCATTTAGCGGTATCCAAGATGACATACAAGGTGCAATTAATGAATTAAGTGCAGCATTATCAGCTACTCCAGTAGGTGGAGCATTAGCCAACGGCGTTGCTGCATTAGAGTCTGGTATTACTGATGCACAAAATGCATTATCGTCGGCATTATCAGCACCGACGATTGCCGCAGCACAAGCAAGTGATTCATTATCTTCAGCATTACAAACGCCAACGGTAACAGTATCAAATACACCAGCTCCGCCCATTGGTGGAACAGGCGTAGGTAGACAGGATATAGGAACATAATGGTAGGTAAGGTTAATAAAAGTCAAGTAGAACGTACTTCTAATTCAGGAACTAAAGAACAGTTCCCGTCGCAGGCTGTTGTGGCTATTGTTAGAAATCATTTAGACAGTACATATATGGGTAATTTAGAAGTTGAAATTTTAACTTCAAGTAACGCAGGACAATCTACAAATGCTCCAGGGCAATTATTGCCAGTAAAATATCTTAGTCCGTTTGCCGGAGTTACATCTCTTGAAGGAACTAGCAAAAACGAAGGTGCAGCCAACAGTCAACGTAGTTATGGATGGTGGGGAGTACCGCCGGATATTAATTCAAAAGTACTTGTAATTTTTGCAGAAGGTGGAGACGGTTATTGGATTGGTTGTATACCTGAAGATCATACAAATATTATGACTCCTGATCCGTGGGTGTCAACAACATTTAACGATAGCGACAAAGCTAAAAAACTACCTGTTGTTGAATATAACAAAAAAGTAGAAGATGGTAAAGGCAGAGACAGTACACAATTTATCAAACCTACAAATCAAGATGCTGTAGATGCGTTAACAGCACAAGGATTAATTGAAGACGAAATCCGCGGAACTACAACAACAAGTTCTAGGCGTGAACTTCCTAGTGCAGTTACAGGATTTAGTAGTCCAGGACCGCAGGATAAACGTCCTGGCGCACCAAGAGTTAATTATGGTGAAAATTTTGCACAGGCTCCTGTCCCACAAAATAGATTAGGTGGTAGCAGTTTAGTATTTGATGACGGCGATGCAACACTTATTCGTGAAACGCCAGCAAGCGAAGGTCCACCAGTTTACATAAATGTAGAAGCCGGTGATAAAGGCGGCGATCCTACATTACCGCATAATGAACTTGTGCGTTTAAGAACTCGTACAGGGCACCAAATACTTCTGCACAACACAGAAGATTTAATTTACATTGCTAATTCAAAAGGCACAACTTGGATTGAATTAACAAGTAATGGTAAGATTGATATTTACGCACAGGATAGTATTAGCGTACATACAGAAAACGATTTAAACTTTAAAGCAGACAGAGATATTAATTTTGAAGCAGGCAGAGACATTCATACAACTGCCGGCAACAGTATTTTTGCTAATGCAACAGCAGATATACACGCTAACGCAGGTAAAAGTATCTATGAAACTGCTGCAACAAATTGGGAAATTAAAGCAGGCACTGACGGTAAAATTACAGTAGGTGGATCAAGCAATATTAGTGCAACAGGAGACCACGTAGAAACTGCTGCAAATATTCATATGAATGGTCCAGCTGCCGCAACAGCAACCGCTGCAACGGAAGCAAATATTCCTACAAGAGTTCCGCAACACGAACCTTGGGCAGGACACGAGAATTTAGATCCTTCATCTTTTACTCCAGAAAAAACAGACAGTAAAGAAGAAGAGGAAGTACAAGCAACCCCAGCAAAAACTCCTGACACATTTAAGAAAAATACAAAAAGAGATGTTAGAGAAACACCATCTACACAGCCAGCAGAAGCAACACCAGAACCGGCAGCAGATACATCAGGCGGCGTTATTAAAAAACCTAGTATCGGTACTAGTTTACCTGGAGGTGTTTCGGATGCAGTTTCAGCAGTAAAAGATACAGTAAGTTCAGCATCTGTAGGAGGACTTATTAATGCTGTAGTTGACGCAGGCAAGGCAATTACATTTGGTGTAGGTCAAGGTATTGTAGCTGCAATTGACGAAATAGCAGGCCCTAGTGCTTTAAATTCTATTAAACAAGTAGGAGGAGGCCCAGTTTCGGACTTAACTTCATCAACAACAAGTTTACTTAATTTAAGAACTACTCTTGCTAAAGGAAATCTGCCTACAGCAGTTCCTGCATCAAGTAATACAGGCCAATACGGAAATCCTGCAGATAGACAAGTTGTTGCAGATGTAGGGTCAGGAAAATATAAAGCAAATGAGACAGTTACAATGTCAGATGGTTCTAGATTGCGAGTACAAGAAGTTGATGGTAAACGCAGTTTAGTCAATTTTAACGTACAATAAAAGTAGGGTAAATATAGTATGAGCACACAAGAAAAAAGCATATACAAGCAGATTACAGTAGCAAGTAATCAATCACAGGAAGTAGTACCTGAAACACGAGCGTATAGAGGTATTAGTACAGTAAATCCTGACGCCTCAGAATGGGTACTTTATGACATTGAACTTATTAAACAAGATATTATTAATAATTTTCATATTCGTCAGGGTGAAAAATTAAGTGATCCAGAATTTGGCACAATTATTTGGGATATTTTATTTGAGCCATTAACAGACCAGCTACGTGATGCAATACTTAAAAATGTTGCAAGGGTTATTAATTTTGATCCTAGAGCAAACGTAGATAATATCACAGTAACTACATATGAAAGTGGAATACAAATTGAATGTACATTGACTTATTTGCCTTACAATATTTCAGAGACAATGCGTATGAGATTTGATGAAAATGCAGGTTTCCTTTTGTGATTTAAGTGCGCACTTAATTAAAGGAAATAAATACATTATAACGAGGAAAGCAAACAATGTCGTCAACAGATAGACAAAACAGATTACTACTAGCAGAGGATTGGAAAAGAGTCTATCAGTCTTTTCGCAATGCCGATTTCAAGTCTTACGATTTTGATAATTTAAGACGTACAATGATCTCTTATTTAAGAGAAAACTATCCAGAAGATTTTAACGATTATATTGAGTCAAGTGAATACCTTGCGTTAATTGATATGATCTCTTTCTTAGGTCAAAACATTGCTTTCCGTATTGATCTAAATGCTAGAGAAAACTTTTTAGAATTAGCAGAACGCCGCGAAAGTGTATTACGTTTAGCAAGATTGCTTTCCTATAATCCTAAGCGTAACCAAGCAGCAAACGGCCTATTAAAAATTGAAGCAATTAGTACTACTGAAGATATTATAGATTCAAACGGTGTTAATTTATCAGAACAAACAATTCAGTGGAATGACACAGCCAATCCTGATTGGTATGAGCAATTTATTCGTGTAATGAATTCTTCATTACCAGTAAACGGAACATTTGGCAGACCTGTTAAAAAACAAACAATTGCAGGAGTTCCTACAGAGCAGTATAGAATGAATAGCACTAATACTGAAGTACCTGTTTATAGTTTTTCAAAAACAGTAGACGGCAAGTCAGTATCTTTTGAAGTTGTTTCTACAGATTTTACTGATGTAAATATTGAAGAAGAAGCACCTTTTCCAGGAAATAACTTTGCTTTCTTATACAGAGATGATGGACGTGGTGTAGCAAGTTCAAACTCAGGCTTCTTTTGTCACTTTAGACAAGGTACAATGGATCAAGGACAGTTTAATGTAACTAATCCTTCAACAAGTCAAGTAGTTGGAATTGATGCACGTAATGTTAACCAATCAGATGTATGGCTTTATAAATTAGATAGTTTAGGCAACGAGCAAGAACTATGGACTAAAGTTGAAGCAGTTGAAGGCAACAACGTTATCTACAATAGTTTAAACAAAGGTATACGTAATATTTACTCTGTACTAACACGTATTGAAGATAGAATTAGTTTAATTTTTAGTGACGGAACTTTTGGCAATTTGCCGCAAGGTAATTTCCGCACATATTATAGAACAAGTAAAAATCAACGCTTAGTTATTTCGCCTGATAATTTAAGAGGAATCGCAGTACGCATTCCTTACGTATCAAGACAAGGCAAAGCAGAAACAATTACAATTACTCTTGAATTAAAAGCAACAGTTGATAATGCAACAGTTTCTGAAAGCAATGCAAATATTAAGAAAAATGCGCCAGCAACATATTATACACAAAATAGAATGGTTACAGGTGAAGATTACCAATTAGGGCCATTAACAGTAAGTCAAGATATTATTAAAGCAAAAAGTGTTAATAGAACAGCTAGTGGAATTAGTAGATATTTTGACTTAGTTGATGCAACTGGAAAATATTCAACTACAAATTTGTTTGGTACAGACGGTGCAATTTATAAAAATAATTTAACATTAAAAACAGGGTTTACATTTGAAACTCTTACAGATATTGAAGGACAAATATCTAACACAATTGAACCAATTTTATCTAGTATAAAAGTGCGTAACTATTACTATGATAATTTCCCCAAACTATTAGTTGAAGATTTAGGTGCAACGTGGACTGAGTTATCTTCTGAAACTAATAATTTTACAGGTAGATTAACTAATTCAGCAGGTGTATTAATTAAAGTAGGAACGTTTACAAGTTCTAATATGAAGTTTGTTAAACCAAACTCATTACTTAAATTTATTCCACCAGCAGGCTTCCATTTCCTAAACGGAAAGTTAGAAGCAGGCGAACCAGACTTTAGAGGCGGAACTACGTACAAATGGGTAAAGGTTGTTAGTGTAGACAAAGACGGAACACAAATACAAGCAGATAGTACAGGCCCGATTGTGTTTAATGATCAGATTCCAAGCAATTCTAAATTAATTGAAATTAGAACAGCACTTCCATCGTCCCTAACAGATGATGTTAAAGCTCAAATTACTGCACAGGTATTTTCTTACAGAACATTTGGTTTAAGATTTTCAAGAACAGATGGTGAGTGGAGAGTTATTACTGAAAGTAATCTAGCAGCAAACAGCGAATTTAGTACTGGTAAAACAGGCGATACAACAAGTTTACAACTTGATGCTAGTTGGCTGTTAAAGTTCAATACTGACGGAGATGCTTATACTATTACTCATCGTGCAATGCGTTATATATTTGAAAGCGATCAAGATATTAGATTCTATTACGATTCTTCAGATAAAATTTACAACAACAAAACAGGTAAAATTGTTAAAGACAAAATTAACATTTTAAATATCAATAAAAAGCCTGATTCAGTATATCCATTTAATACAGATTATTTTTGGGAAATTGTAGAAGAATATAGAGATGCAGAAGGCTATGTTGACAGTAAAAAAATTGAAGTTAGTTTCTTTGATAATGACGATGATGGAGTAGTTGATAACCCTGAAATCTTTAGTGATATTGTAGACGAAGAAATTAATCCAAATACTAAAATTGTATTTTTAAAGAAAAATACTTCTACTGATGGTGTTGAAGATTATGTTTATACATCAAAAGAAGATATTAATGTAACAGTTATTAATCAAAAATCAGAAATAGGTGCATTAAGTGCATATGATGACGGTCAATTATTTTACTATGCAAAAGAAG